GTCCAACAGCGCCGCGACTCACGTTGTCGATGCTACCGGCTCCACCGCCAAGACTTCGGTCTGGATCATGGAACTCGGCCAAGGCTCCTGCGATCACCTCTACGGCAACGACAACACTCTTCTCTTCGGCGAAGATTGGACCGAAGAAACCGCTGACGATGCAAGTGGCAACAGCCTCCGCGTTCTCCAGAACTGGATCTCGGGTCGCGTTGCTCCTCGCCTCGCGAACAAAAACTCGGCCATCCGCATCAAGAACATCGGCACGGATTCCGGCAAGGGTCTCACCGATCTTCTCCTTGCGAAGGCATTCCGCCAAGCTCGCGAACTGGGTATGAATCCCAACGCGATCTTCGCAACGCCTCGCTCGATTGAGCAGCTCCAAGTCAGCCGCACCACCTACTCGCCCATCGGCGCTCCTGCTCCGATGCCGGAAGAGTATCAGGGTGTTCCGATTTATCAAACCATCAACCTCTCCAACGCTGAGACGGTCTGATTCAAACTGAACTGACAACCCCAACTACCTACGACCATGTCACAAAAAGTGAATCGCCGAAACAAGGTTGACGCTCTCTTGACCGTCACTAAAGCCCTCCCCGCCGCCGATGCGAACAACGATACCGACGAAATCTACGTCGGCCCCGCTGGACCGCATCGCGAAGGCATGAAGCTCCGCGCCTCGTGGCCTGCCAACACCGTCCTCGTGGCCACCAAGCTCCTGACGCTCACGCTCAAGAGTGGTGCGACTGGCGCTCTGGCAGCTGAAACCGATCCGACTGCCACCTACGTCATCACCGGAGATACCGGTTTCGCCGCTGGCTACGTCGATTTCGAGCTTGGCCAAAATGTCGGTGAGTATGTCGCCGTCAATCAGGCCGTCGAAACTGGTGGTGGTTCCAACATCGCGACCAGCTTCACCTACTCGATTGTTTGCTAACAATCCCGCCCCATGCCCGCAGTAAATTCAGAAGCGAAAGCCGATGACGCACCGGGGGAGGTTCCGCCTCTTCCCTCCCCTGGTGCGACTGCGGATCGGGTTAATCGCATCCAGCGCATCGTTGACATTGTTGAAATGCTCAGCGGAACGCAGGACCAAGAGACGGTCATTGAGGACGAGCGGAAAAACCTCACGGCATTCGTTGCCGAAGGTCTGGACGCCGCCCTAACCGCCAAAGTCAAAGCCATCCTAAAATGAGCTATGCGACCCTCGATCATCAAGCTGCTCTTGCCGATCTGATCGCATTTGAAGGCAAGATGATTGAAATCGACGGCGTCAAGATGAGGGCAATTATCGAACAAGGCGACACCTCCTTTGAGGCCAGTGAATTCGGAATCGACAACCGCGAAAGCACGCTCACCGCTACGATCTTAAACAGAGGCACGACGCCGCGCAAACAAGCGCCCGTTTTTTACCAAGGGCAAAAATATCGCATCACGGCAATCAAGCCAGAGGGCGAACGAATCCTTTCCATTGATCTGACAAATGATTGACACCACCCCAGACCTCGCAGAGCGAGTCGAGGATAGCATCGCGCGGGTTTTCCGTGATGCCTTCCCTGGTATTGTCATCGCCACATCCAGCAAGCCCGAGGAGCGTGTTGGAACGTCCATCGGCATCAAAGCCGAGACCGGAGCAGAGGAGCCAATCGGAACGAACATGTTCCCCATTTCCATCGACATCGAGACGCGCAACCTAGATGCACAACAGCGCGAACTGATGCGCGAAATGATCGGCAATGCCGACTCTGCCAAGCAGACGGTTTCCGCCTACTCTGCTAAATCCTTTTCCATGCCGCGAGGCCAAGCCGTCGAAATGATCGGCGCACCTCGCACGGTCGAGAACGAAAACGACCGCATCATCACCTATTCTCTTGTCGCCACAATCCAACCCATCTGAGCCATGCCAACTCCCACTTTTGTATCTGCAACCAACTTCGTAAAAGGCGTAGCTAGCGCCGAAACCGCGATCAACATTTCGGACTTCCGCCAAGGCTGGACGAATGAAAAGATTTTCATCGAAGACAAAGGCGGATCGCCCACGGGTTTCGTCTACAACTTCCTGACTGCAACGACCTGCACCATTACCGGTGAGGTCAATACTGCCGCTCTTAACGGCGTGCTTGAAGTCGCTTTCGGAACCGCCGAAGTCATCGCAAATTCCGTGTCTGGCTACGGCATCACCACGGGCGGCTTTTACATGGATGACATCGAGATCAGTCAATCGCGAGGCGCTCTGGCCACGGCCACGGTGAACTTTACCAAGCATCCTGATATCAACTGAGGATGAGCGAACTAAAAGGGGCGGGAGTTAATATCATCCCAACGCAATGTCCGCGCTTCTTCGCGGCTTGTGTCACTGCTGGCGTCGAGCTTGAACCTGGAACTCCAGGCGTCTCTAACGTCTATTCTAAGGGTGTCACCTACGATCCCGACGAGCCGGGAACGATCAGTTATCACCTCGACAACAAGACCGTCGGCCCTTTGTCACTCGCCAAAGTTTGGCGGGATCCCTCGCAAGACATGACAGAGGCCGCAGCCCTGCCTGCACGAATGATCAGCGCAAGGACCGAAGACGATTGGCAAAGCATCGCCGACGACCTAGAGCTCCTTCACGTTTACTGTGCCATTGCCCACATCAAGTCCTTCGCGGACGGCAAATTCGCAATCGGAATGCGTTCCGTGACCGACGAGGAGGAGCGTGCCGCTAAAATGCTCTCAGACATGCCTGATACGATCCGCAATGCCACAGGCAGACGCAACGGCGGAAGGATCGCTGAACGATTTGACGCCATCTGGATGCCTGCCATGTTTGCATGGGTGAAAGCATGGGTGGCCAATTACCTAGAGCTGAAAGACATCTGGAAAGCTGCGAATCCCGCCATCAAGATTGAGCGCGAAGGTTTTCCCCTCGTTATCCCAAAGGGGCCGCAATTTGAGAAACTAGCCCGTCGTTGGGTCAAATAACCAAAAAAGAAGCATGAGCGAAATAACCATCGAAGACATCGAAAAAGAGAACAGCGTCACGCCTGACATCGTGGCCGCACGTAGCCGATCCTATCAATTCAAGGGCAAACCCCTAAAGCCCTTTTCCAAATCCCGCTCGACTGCGGCGCGTTGCATGGGAAACTCGCTTTTCCTTGGACGCGCAAAACCGGACGAAAACGGAGTCTGGGACCAAATCACGCTCGACTCGATCATGGTGGTCTGGCTCTGCTCTGTCGAGGATTCCCGCGTTGCTCGCGCCTGCCTTAATCGCGATCAGGCGATCATTGAGATGATGGCATGGTGGGACAAAGAAGGAGGAGAAATCGGAGGCGCGGAGGAGATCGAGGCCGTGCAACTGCTCAACATGATCTGCGAGGACATCCAGACCGTCTCTGCATCCGTCGAATCGCCATCGGGTGGCCGTGACACCTCCAACGTGGGGGAGTAATCGGGAGCGATGCCGACTACGTTTCGACCGTAGCGGCAAAGCTCCCCGGCCAGACTTGGGCATATTACATGGACGAACTGCCGCTCTGCATTGGGATGCAACTACGCAACGCAGATCTTTTCGAGCGCGGCTGCGACATCGTGCCACCAGGCAGGAGCGCATCGGCAAAGATGCGGGAGATCCTTGGCGAACACGCGGATGCGTGGTTTAGTTAAGCATGGACAAGGTAACCGCATCCGTTGACACCCGTGAGTTTATGGCCGCTTTGCAGGCATACGAGAAAGAATCCTCGCGTGACCTAAAAACGGTCGTCAAATCAACAGCAATCGACGTTGCCTTTAAAGCGAATCAATCGGCAGCGGCAGCAAAGAAAGGAGCAATCCCAAGTCTAAAAACCGGACTCTACAATGCCTTGGCCGCAAAGGCCGGATTCACTCGCGGTAAAGGAAACCAAAAGGAAGCCGAGCGCCTTTATAATCGCCGCATTTCCGCGATCAAATACAGCAAATCTCTGTTTCTCAAGATGGCGCAGGATCTCGGCGCAAAGGTCGCATCGCTCCGCAAAAAGATTGAAAATG